TCCGGATCACGAACAGCCTTGAAGAGAGCCTTGCCGAGCTTGGCAGAAGCCTTCTTGGCCAGAGTGAGAGCCATATCCTTCACGATGTCGGCCTCCTTGCGGTCGGTCAGAGAGCTGAAGCTCTCACCATACACGGTGGAGAAGAGACGGTAAGGATCGAATTCTTCCACGATATCACCAAGATAGGTGGTAAGAGTACGGCCAAAGAATTTGCCCTTGTCGGTCGAATCCTTGGCAGAGCGGTAAGGTCGGAGCTCGGCATCATTGTCATAGCCACCGACAGTCTCATCACCACGAACACCCTTGCGGAGAGTCATGTGCTTGAGAGTTTTCTCCAATGCCACCACCGGCATTGCGAGGATCTCCTTGCGATACTTCGCACCGGAGTTCACGAGAATAGCATCAAGTTGCATAGTGCTGGAAAAAATTTAATGGTTTACTTCTTACGATTCAGGAATTCCCTGCAGGCCTCGGCAGCTTCCTCATAGGTCTTTGCCGGAGCAAATTCATCCACCTTGTTGGCCGGATCAGCTTCGGCATGAACACCTGCAGGAGCCTCCTGGTCATTCTTGGCGATAGATGCAGAGAGTGCATTTTCAAGCTCGGAGATCCGAGCATCCTTCTGGATGATCTGAGCATTCTGATCCTGGATGGTCTCGGTAAGCTTCGAGACCTCGGCAGCATGTTCAGCCTTGAGAGTATCCATCTGGCTCTGGAGTTCATTCTCCTCGGCCCTGGGAGTAGATAGTGCCTGCTCAATGGCTTCGAGTTGGCACTCCTGGAGAATGGTAGAGCCATCCTCAGCATACGCCTGCTCTTCGAGCTCAGGTATGCTTTCGAGTTTCGGATATTTAGCCATCTTTTCTGATGTTTGGTTGTTCTGTTCAGCAGCAAGATCCATCACAGCCTGCACTGCATCCTCGAAGGATCCAATCTCATCGATGAGAGTGCCTACCACATCCTTGGCAAAGTAGGTCTTGCCTTTGAGCTGGTCATCGGTGGAAGAAGGCCGGTTGGCCTTCATATCATCGATGAAAGCCTGGCAGAGAGGATTCAGCACCTCTTCCTTGATGAGCTGAGTGTTGCCCTCAAGAGCAGCTTCATAGTCGGCATTCTTCTCCTCGGACTGGTCTGCATAGATACGGATCTGCATGTAGCCATTCGGATCATGCCTGACTTTTGGCCATCCGGAGACGGTGATCATGGTGCCGACACACCCTACCTGGTCGAAGATGTGATGAGCAATGATCTTCTGAGTGTAGCTGATGGCATAGATGCAGGCACTAGCTGCCATACCATCAATGTAGGAGACAATCGGCTTTGTGAGCTGCTTGATAGCTGCTGCAAGCTCCGGCACGGAGTCGGCAGCACCACCACCGGAGTCAGCCACGATAATGTGGCCGATGATCTCCGGATCCTTGTCGGCTTCCAGGAGCTCCTGGGCGATCTCCCTGGTACCATAGCTGAAGCAGGATCCATACTTGGTCATTGTGCCATCCAGGTAAGTGACATAGACCGACTTATCGGTATAGGGATTGACCTGCTTCGACTCTCCGACATAGAAATCAGCACAGGAGACCTTCTTGGCCTCCTTCCGCTCAGACTTGTCTAGATCGATGAGATTCCCATCAATGATACCTCTCACCAGAGGAAGCATGGCTGCTGCCTGCTGGGGATGTATCATCCAGGGACCTCTCAGATTCAGTGCGAGTGATGAGAGATTCATACTGCTGGCAATTTAATGGATGCAAATTTATGATTCACACATTCCTGCAAAAAGGACCACTATGAAGCCTCCTGGTTGATGAGAAGGCCATGAATGCTCTCCACATCGATGGAGATGTTGAATTCAGAGCTCGACAGTCCTGACACACCCTCCCCATAGGTGAATTTCGGCACAAATTCCTTGGATCCGAGCAGATATTCCAGACCGGAGATCAGAGTGAGCTTCCACACACACTTCCGGCCCACCAGTTGCTGGAGTGTACTCTTGTAACTGCTCTTGTTTCTACGGATAGCAGCATTGAAGGATATCTTGGAGAATTGGCCTCCATCATCATCCTGCCAATGCTCTTCCAGGTCACCAGTCTCCGGAGTGAAAGGGAGCTCTGTGAAATGGTATCCTGATTGGATGAAGTTTCGCACATCAAGAGTGCTCCCTGGAGCAAGAGTGCTGTAGTCATAGAGCCTGGCTGTGTCTATGTACTCGATTTTTCGGATTCCTAGCTTCATTTTTACCCAATTTTTTGAGACACGAAAGCCTCCTAATTTATTTATTTTCAGTAGTTTCTACTCATTTTCCCGATGACCGGAAAGCCACCTAAAAAAAGATTGGTATCGCATACTTGTCCTGATTAGCCTGCCGGTACCGGTACCAATCCTTTTGAAGCCGACCGAGCATCTTATTGTCGATGGCTCCTTCAAGGTTGTAGTCCAGAAGGAATTGAGTGATCCCTTCCAGGATGGTCATTTCGGGATTATTTCCAACAGCTCCGACCATGTAAGTGTGGAAAGCAGCCTTGAATTGTTTCTCCAGATACCTCCGGAGCTTGTTGCTGCCTTCCTCAGAGATGTAGCACCGGTACAAGGTATTCACCCTGTATGCACGGTCCTTCTCGATGTCATAGGCCTTTGTCTTAGAGCTATCCCGGAGCAGCACGATCGAAATGTACTCACTCCGGTCCTCCAGCATCCGGTAGTCAGCCGGGAGAAGCTCCAAGCTCTGCTTGACCATACCCCACAGATTGCTGTACTTGTCGATCTTGATGATGTCGGTGTGGTAGGTGGCAAGCACCCACCCTCTGATGAAAGAGCCTACCTTCACATCAACACTGTTGTAAACTTTTCTCTTCATCGGTTACAAAATTAGAGTGTATTGACTTTGGAATTGCTGACATAAATAGGGATCCCCATCTGGAGCCTGGCCTTGAGAGGCTCGATGGTGGTCTCTCGCACGATATCTGTGTAGTAGTTGCCTTTGTTCGGTCCAAGGAGGCACTCGCTGAGGAAAGGCCGGCCATACCAGAGCTCTTTCATGCTCTTGACTTCGACCATTCCGGCAGGCACCTTGTCATAGCACCAGCAAGGATGAGATTTGCCATTCCACCATACTCCGATTTCGAGTCTAAAAGGGAATTTTTTACCTTCTTCCATGATTCTACTTTTTTACGATACTTTTTTTCTGAAATAATCTGACACTTCTGACACCGTTATCCATAAATCTTTGACCTTCAGTCACTTCTTTGGTGTCAGATTGCGAATTCATGATCTGACACCATCTGACACCAAAACCGCTTAACTCATTGATTATCAATGGTGTCAGAAAATAACGAATTCCAGGGATATTGCTTCTTTTCGGTGTCAGCCAAAACCAAATGACACCAATCTGACACCGCAATCTGACACCGCTTAACTGTCTCTTTATCAATACTTTTACTCTCTCCGGTGTCAGAATGTCAAAGAAAAAGAAGAAATACATAGCAAGACAAAAACCGAGACCAATCAGCACCAAGAAAAATGGCCACATGAGCATGAGCCATTTTTCATACTTTGGAGTGACACTCCTAGAATCCGAATGTAGGCATGTCATCATCTGAATCGGTATTATCGGCCATCCCCAGGGACGGTACCCGGACATCTGAATCTGACTCTCCGGTGGTGTCGATGTAGAAGTAGTAGTGCTCCTCTCCATTGACCTTCCGGTGGATGTCATTCCTCTCCTTCTCGGACACAGTAGTGAGCAGCCTGTCAGGATTGAATTTCCAGTCCCGGTAGGTGCAATACTGAATCAGCTTCTGTTTGAAGGTTTTCATCTTGATCATGGCAGCGAATTTCGGATTCAGTGTGGCCTTGTAGGCCTCAAAGGTATCCTGCTTATCCACCAAGGTATTGAGCTTGTCATCGGTGAAGTATTCCTCGGCCCAGAAGAGGAATTCATCGGAGAGAGCTCTCTGGAGGATTCGCTTGTCAATGGCCTTCATCGGAGGCTGGATCCTGGTGTGGATCTTCTGCCAAACGGCCAGGCAGTTCAGCATGAAATTGTAGAATTGATTCATCTCATCAGGAGTGTAGTCGCTGATGAGATTCTTTCCGAATTCGGTATAGGGACTCCTCTCCTTCAGACCTCTCTGCATGTCATCGGCATGGTAATAGTCGGAGAAGGCTGTAAACCAGGTACGCCTCCGGAGAGAAGCATCGAAGCCCTTGATGGCATGGTTGGATGTGAAGATCACTTTTGGGGAATCCTTGAAGTCGATGGTGAAAGCAGCAACATACTTGGGATTCACCACCATCTTTCCGGTGATCATCGGCATGAATTTGTGCAGATCCACCGAGGAATTCAAGTCATCGATGAAGATGCTGTCGGTGATGCCCCTCTCAACACCCTGGAGCATGAAGTCTCCCTTCTTGGTGTCCAGATTCTGGCCATCGATGAAGAGCTGCTTCCTCAGAGACTCCAGGCTCGAAGCGAAGAGTGACTTTCCGGTACCACCCAGGTGAGTACCCTCATCGGACTGCTCGGTCTCCATGCAGAATACAGCATACGGTTGGCCGGCTGCTTTGTGCTTGGCCAGGAGATATCCGAGAGCCATGACCTTGTTGATGAAGTTCAGATCATGCTCGGACTGCTCTTCCTCGGACAGAGGGATGCCGAGCTCTTCTTTCCTCCAGAATGTGCGACCGGTATTCCAGATGTAGTCCATGAAGGAGAAGCCCCTCTTGTGGATGGTCAGCCGGTACCGCCTTGCATCTCCTAAAGTGTCAATTTCCTTCTTCAAGTAAGAAAATTCGGGGGAGTTGGGGGATGCAGCATTGAGCCGGGAGAGCAGCTCATTATATTCATCAGAATAGTCGATGTCGAAGAAAGGCATCTTGCCAGGCTTTTCCATCGGTACGAAGTCAAAAGGAAGGATCTTGTCGGCATAGACCATGCAGGGACAGTCTGCCGGCTTAACGGCCATCACACCGGCCTTTGTGACCTTGAAGATGCCATTCCTGAAGAAGAAATGGTCATCGGTATCATTCCAGCTTCTGAAGTCAGGCTCGATGATGGCCAGCTTCTCCAGGGAGGAGAGTCGGATCTGATTCGACCTGTGTACAGTATTGGCCAGTTGCTGGTTGTAGTATTTAGGATGAGTCTTGATGTATTCCAGCAGATATCCGGAGCAGTGGGAGGATATGGCATCCTCATCGATCAGAGTGACCACATTGTCCCGGATGTGGCAGAAGGTGTATCCCTTCTTCTCGGAGTCAGAAGCGATACGGTAGTATCCGGAGGCCCGGAGGAAGGCATAGAGCTGCTCATTGTTGATGTCATAGCTCCTGCCGGTCTTGCTCCATTTCTCCTCCCAGAATCGAAGGGATCCGGAGAGCTTCACCAGGTCATCGAATAGCCTCCTTGGATTCTGATTTTCCGGCCTTCTGAAGCGCATGAAGAAGTCCTTGGCATCCTTGCAAGGCTTGCCCCTTTTATCCTTGAATCTGGCCAGCTCTGAAGGCAGCAGGATGATCCGGATGTCAAGATACCGGAGAGCAATCCGGTACATGTTGGCAATCCCGGTCTCATCGATGTCATAGAGGATGAAGATATTCTTGGCCAGCCTCTGCAGGACCGAGAATTCATACTCTGTCAGATCTGCAGTCTCGGAGTTGAGCCAGCAGATGCGATAGTCGGCCCGGTCTGAGGAAGCATTCCGGACATTGAGAGCATCTGATGGTCCTGAGCAGATGATCAGATTCTCCCATTTCTGCTCCTTCTCCTGAGGCTCACCCTCATCATCCACTTCCACCACGGTCCTCTTGTATTCCGGATTGGCCTTGGCCTTGGTGTACTCATCCAGGAATTCCAGGTCACCGAAAATGAAATTCTCCGGCTTGGATCCATAGTACATGAAGCGAAGGTCACCGAGTGGCTGG